TGGTAGGGTAGATGATATTCAAGTATTAGTTGATGGTGAGAGATACAATGCTAATACTACAGTTACTATTGCCGCACCAGATACAGCCAACGCATCTATTACTACTACAATGGCAAATGGTTCTTTGAGTGGTGTCAATATTCTAAACGGTGGTGGTTACTTCTCTACACCCCCAACAGTCAGCTTTAGTGTTCCAGATGCAGTACCACAAACAGCAACGGCAACAGCCACACTTTCTGGTGAAAGTATCGACGCAATAACAGTTACAGGTAGCGGTAATTATTACACAAGCCCAACGTTTAGTATTGCTCCACCACCAAACGTTGCACAAGAGTTTAAATTTGGTGACGATGCTTTACCACACGCATCTGAAAATGATGTTACATTGTTACATACATTCACTGGCTTCTTTAGCTCCAACACAGGATACAAGGTTCAGTTTTGGATTTATCCAACATCAATGCCAGCAGGAAATCCATTCTCTATTCTGTTTGCTCCATTCACAAAAATCTTTATGGAAACAACAGGACAAATAAAATTTCAATATGGCTCACAGGGTGTTGTTAGTGGCGGTACTGTAACTATGGGTCAGTGGAATCATGTTGAACTAGAACATTCTGGTACGGACATTAGAATTAACGTAAACGGAACCAAGGGTACAACCGAAACTCGTGGGGCAGGTAATGTCGCATTGCCTAACCATACATACAAAGTTGGCGATGCACAAGGCAACCAATCTGTGTTTGATGGTGCTAATCGTAGTTTCCTTGGGTACATAGATAACGTTACATTTGAAACACAAGCTCAATTAGTTGGTGTTGATGGTGACCCATACAGTGTTCCTACATCTGCACAGACAGGCGACATCTTTACGGCTGACTTCAATAAAACACTCCCAACTGCTACAATCACAGCTACAGATGGTGAAGTGACTTCTATAACAGTAACAGATGGTGGGCTTGGATACACGTCTGGCGCACCAATAATTACTATAGATGCACCAGATGATGTACCATCAAGTTTCGCGGTAGTTGGAACACCTGTTTTAGTTAATGGCTCTATTACAAAGCTGTCAATAAATAGCATAGGTAAATTCTATGATACTGATGCAATAGTAACTGTGTCAGCACCAACTGCTACTACTGCTACTGCAACCGCTGTAATTGCATCCAATGGTGATGTTTCGTCTATTACAGTTACCGATGCTGGTCTAGGTTATAGAACAGTGCCTACCGTGACTATATCACCACCAACCTTTGGCTCAATTCCATACCAAGAAATTGAGTTCGATGATGACTGGGGTATCATTAAAACAATAGTGAGTGAATAATATGAATGATAAGATAGCTGAGAACCTTGGTCTTAGACCTTTGGCAGAGATTAGGGAAGAAGAATTAGAACAAGAAGTTCTTCCCGTTGAAGTTAAAGAAGAATCTACTGTGGTTGAATACCACCCAGACCCTGTTGATGAAGAAAACCTTAATGATCTTACCAAAGTACGTGAGAATATTGAAGGTGTTATTGATCTAGGTAATGAAGCAGTAAGAGAGATGCTAGAGATAGCTAAACAATCTGAGTCTGCAAGAGGCTTTGAGGTTGTGTCAACTTTAATGAAAACTTTATTAGATGCTAACAAAGATTATGCAGACATATCTACTAAAAAGAAATTCGCAAAAGAAGAAATCATGGGACCTAAAGAAAATGCCCAAACAAATGTTACTAATAATAACTTGATTGTTTCTACTGCCGATTTGTTGAAAATGTTGAAAGAGAATGAGAATGGGTGATGGTTATCTAGGTAATGTACATCTCAAGAAAGTATCAGAGGACGTAGAGTGGACACCAGAACTTCTTAAAGAGTTTATGAAGTGTGCTAACGACCCTATATACTTTTCTAAGACCTACATTAAAATTATTCACGTTGATAGGGGATTAGTACCCTTTGAAATGTATGGTTATCAAAAAGAAATTGTGCAAAAGATTTCTGATAGCAGACGTGTTGCTGTATTAACTGCACGACAGTCTGGCAAAACCACAACTGCGGCGGCTGTCATATTACACTACGTATTGTTCAACGAATTTAAAACAGTTGCTATCCTTGCAAACAAGGGTGATGCTTCTCGTGAAGTTTTGGCTAGGGTTAAGTTGGCTTATGAGGCGCTCCCTAGATGGCTACAACAAGGCGTTAGTGAATGGAACAAGGGTAACATTGAACTTGAGAATGGTTGTAAAATTCTTGCTGGTACAACATCATCTTCTGCTATTCGTGGTAAATCTATTAACTTTCTATACCTTGATGAGGTTGCATTCATTGAAGGTTATGATGAATTCTTCGCATCAGTTTATCCTACAATTTCATCTGGTGAGAGTACAAAGCTATTAATGACTTCTACACCTAATGGTCTTAACCACTTCTGGAAGACTTGTAAGGGTGCTGAAGAAGGCACTAACGGTTACGAGTTCGTTAAGGTTATGTGGGATGACGTCCCAGGTCGTGACGAGTCTTGGAAGAATGAAACCTTAGAAGCTTTAGACTTCGACCAAGAGAAATTTAATCAAGAATATTGTTGTCAATTCTTAGGTAGTTCTGGTACGCTTATCGACAGTGCCAAATTAAAAGAATTAGCACCATCTCGCCCTATAGTTGAACAAAACAACATATGCCAATACGAAGCACCTATTGAGGATCATACGTATGCTATGACGTGTGATGTTTCTCGTGGTAAGGGGCTTGATTATTCAACATTCAGTATAATCGATATTACATCTATGCCTTATAAGCAAGTTTGTACTTACAGAGATAATATGGTAACGCCTATTGACTTTTCGGCAGTTATCTATAGAATGGGAAAACTTTATAACGAATCAGCAGTTCTAATTGAAATTAATGATATTGGAGAACAAGTCTCTGATACATTGCTTATGGACTATGGTTATGAAAATTTACTTTCGACTGAAAGTGCTGGTAGGCAAGGAAAACGCATATCCGCAGGTTTTGGTAAGAATGTAGATAGTGGAATACGAACGACTAAGAGCGTGAAAGCTGTTGGGTGTTCTATCTTAAAGATGTTAGTTGAACAAAATCAATTAATATTACAAGATTTCGAAACGATTCAAGAACTTTCAAGGTTCTCAAAGAAAGGCGTCTCTTATGAAGCAGAATCGGGTTCGCATGATGATTTGGTAATGAATTTGGTCATATTTGCTTGGTTAAGTGATCAAATGTATTTTAAGGATTTAACAGATATTAATACCCTTATGAAACTAAGAGAAAAGACGGAAGAACAAGTAGAGCAAGAAATGTTACCTTTTGGGTTTATAGATGATGGTTCAGATGATGAAGACGTGGTTTGGCAAGATGATGAGCGACAAGGTTGGGCATTATATTAAGATGTTCTTTTGTATAAATAGAAACAGACAGAATAAACAAAACTAAGATCAACGACGTTTTCAATACATAAAGGAGAAAAATATGGCTTTTTCCGTAAGTCCTTCAGTCATCGTAAGAGAAGTTGACGCTTCACAGGCAGTACCAGCCATCGCTACGCCACCAGCCGCTATGGCAGGTGTGTTTAGATGGGGTCCGACCAACGAACCGATACTACTTTCATCAGAGAACCAACTCGTAGACCGATTTGGCGCTCCTAACTCAGGCAACTATGAAACTTTTTTCGTAGCGGCTGATTTTCTATCATATTCCAACGCATTATATGTAGTTCGTGCCGACGATGGTTCCGAAACTGCTAATAGCACAACAATAGATATTACCGAAGAAACAGTGAATGGCGCTATCATCACAACAGATAATAGCGTATACGGTGCTTTTGAAGCTAAATATCAAGGCGCATTGGGCAACGCATTACAAGTAGCATGGGTTACATCAACTGGATACGAAAATGACGTATTCGCAAAAGGTGATATACCTACCAATCAAGTTGCAAATTCTCAACTAGATCAAACAATATCATTCAATTCTACCTCTGTGGAGTTTGAACTAGAAGTAGCTGATAGAATTAGCGAACTTTCTAGTGGTGATGTTTTAGTAGTTGGTAACGAATCTATTGGTTATCAAGAGCTACAAGTTTCTGCCTTTGCAGAAACAGCACTCACAGAAACAACTGGTACAGGTAACACAGCGGTTACAGAAACAATAGGTTACGACTATACTATTAGTTTTACTAACAGATATACGTTAGCGGAAACTGACCTTAACTTGCTTTCATTCAAAAGAAAGTGGCAACACAATTCTAATTTCGGAAGAAAACCAGACACAGGCAACATTCACGTAGCAGTTATTGATGCAACTGGAGACATTTCTGGTACTCCAGGATTTATGCTAGAAAAGTTTGAAAACTTATCTGTTACTGAAGGTTCCACAAATGCACAAGGTGCTTCAAACTACTACCCAACAGTAATTGATGGTTTCTCAGAATGGGTTAAAATTGCAAATAAAGCTACTGTAGCAGACCCAGATACTGGTGAAAATGTTACTCAAAGTTATACAGCCGTGATTGGTACAGCTACAACAGCAATTTCACGTTACGAAACAATGGTTGGTGGAACAGACGCTAAGACTGAAACTAAAGCAACATTAGCTCACATTGGTTTCGCACTAGATACTTTGAAAAACTCTAACGAGATTGACATTTCTTTCGTCCTACAAGGCAAAGGCGATGATGCGGGTACTAGAGCAAACTACATTGTTTCAAACATCTGCGAAACAAGAAAAGATTGTGTGGCTTTCTTATCACCATCGAAAGAAGCTGTTGTAGATGAACTTAAAATGAACTCAAAACTTACTAATGTTCTTGCATATCGTAATAAAGTTCAGAACTCATCTTACTCATTCATGGATAGTGGGTACAAATACCGCTATGACAAATATAACGACGTATATCGTTGGACACCATTAAATGGTGATATGGCAGGTCTTGCCGCTAGAGTTGAGCCATGGGAATCTCCTGCTGGTTTCAGAAAAGGCGTTATCAAGAATGTTATCAAACTAGCGTTTAACCCAAGCAAACCAATGAGAGATGTACTTTACGGTTCAGATGTGAACCCTGTTATGTCACAAACTGGTCAAGGCATCGTACTATTCGGTGACAAAACTGGACTTGGACTACCATCAGCGTTTGATCGTCTCAATGTACGTAGGCTGTTTATCGCAGTTGAAAAAGCAATCGCTACAGCGGCTGAAAGCTTCTTGTTTGAACTTAACGATGATTTTACTCAAACACAGTTTAAAAACATTGTTGATCCGTTCTTACGTGATATTCAAGGCAGACGTGGTATTATTGATTATAGAGTTATTTCAGACTCTACAGTTAATACTCCTGAGGTTGTTGACCAAAATAAATTCCGTGCAAGCATCTTTATCAAACCAGCACGTTCTATTAACGTCATTGAATTGACATTCGTAGCAACACGCAGTGGTATTGAGTTTGATGAAATTGTTGGTCAGATATCGTAACTAAATAAGAATAGATAAAAGGAGAAAATAGACATGGCATTTAATATCAACCAGTTCAAATCAGAGCTAGTCGGTGGCGGTGCGCGTCCAACTTTGTTCCAATGTCAAATCACTAACCCAATTGCCCCAGAGGCTGACATTAAAGTACCGTTCATGTTACGTGCTGCTGGTATTCCAGAGTCAACTCTAGGACAATTTACGGTTCCATACTTTGGTCGTCAGGTCAAGTATGCTGGTGATAGAACATTCGCAGATTGGACTGTAACCGTAATCAACGACGAAGACTTTGCTATCCGTAACGCAATGGAAGCTTGGTCAAACGCAATAAACTCGCATGACTCTAATTCAAGAGCCTTGCCACAAGACTACAAATCTACAGGCCAAATTACTCAGTTTAGTAAAGATGGCTCTATTTTGAGAACGTACATTTTTGAAGGAATGTTCCCCATCAATATTGATGGTATTCAGATGGATTGGTCACAGACTGATGCGATTGAAGAATTTGGTGTTACATTCCAATACGACTTATGGCGTGTTGAGGGTAATACTGGCGTACCGACTACATAATTTTATAATGAGAAAGTGATGATATGAAGATTTTTGGTTTTGACATCAAAAGAGAAAGCGATGAGGAGGGGTTTGTTCCTTCCTCATTTGCTGAACCGTCTAATGATGACGGTGCTATTACTGTTGGTAATGCAATGGGTGGCTTTTACAGCACTCTTTTGGATATGGAAGGTTCTGCTAAGACAGAATCAGAATTAGTTACAAAATATAGGGGTCTGGCGCAACAACCAGAAATATCCCAAGCTGTTGATGAAATTATCAATGAAGCAATCAGTGTTGACACTGATGAAAAGGTTGTTGAGGTAATTCTTGACGATACCAATATGCCTGATAAGGTAAAGAATAAAGTAGTCGAAGAGTTTGAGAACATACTTTCTCTTTTTGACTTCAGTAACAATGCATACGAAACTTTTAGTAAGTTTTATGTAGACGGTAGAATTAACTACCACGTAATTATCGACAACGAAAACTTGAAAGACGGTATCCGTGAGCTACGCTACGTTGATCCACGTAAACTCAAGCTTATTCGTGAAGTTGACAAAAAAGAAAAAGACCCACACAGTGGCGTCCCTGTTAAAAAAATAAAGAATGAATACTACATGTATTCAGAAAGTGGCTTTGCCCAACATAATACAGGATCGCAAGGTGGGACACAAGGTTTCAAGATTGCTAAAGACTCTATTGCTAGAGTGACGTCAGGTGTTATGACAGAAAACAACTCTTTAGTGTTGTCCTATTTACACCCATCAATCAAACCTCTTAACCAATTAAGGATGCTTGAAGATGCGACAGTCATTTATACACTTACACGCGCTCCTGAGAGACGAATCTTCTATATTGACGTTGGCAACCTACCTAAATCGAAAGCTGAGCAGTATCTAAGAGATATGATGACTCGCCACAAGAATAAGTTGCAATACGACTCTTCTACAGGTGAAATTAGTGATGCTCGTAAAATGATGACTATGACTGAAGACTTTTGGTTCCCACGACGTGGTGGTGAGAGATCGACTGAAGTTGATACAATGCCAGGTGGTAATGCACAAGCATTGAGTTCAGATGAGAATATGCTATACTTCCAACGTAAGTTATATAAATCTCTTAAGGTTCCGTTGTCAAGACTTGAGCCTGAGACTATGGCTTCATTTGGACGTGTTTCTGAAATTACTCGTGACGAATTAAAGTTTAGTAAATTTGTTAAACGTCTTAGATCACGTTTCTCATCTTTATTTACACAAGTTCTTGAAAAGCAAATGGTACTCAAAGGTATCATGACACCAGAAGAATTTGCAGAAATTAAGAATACTATTCGTTATGACTTTGTACAAGACAACTACTTTACTGAGTTGAAAGAAGCTGAAATCGCAAGAGAAAGACTTACTACTTTGCGTGAAGTTGAAGAACATGTTGGTACATACTATTCAAGAGAATGGGTGCTACGTAACGTTCTTCGCATGTCAGACGAAGAAATGAAAGAAATGAAACAGCAAATCGAACAAGAGGCTAGAGATGCGCCAGATGAAGATGGTGATGAGCAAGATGACTTTGCACCTCAACAAGAAGCACCATCTAAGCAAGAAAAACCACCTCAAGACGATGAGCAAGAATAAAAAATAATACGAGTGCTAAATTAGCATAAATAATAATAAAGAATTAGGAGAACGGCTATGAAGTCCTTTAAAGAAATGTTAGGCGAGGTTGCCCAACCAAAACCAGAAGAAGAACGTGCTTTTAAAGATATGCATTCATACGAGACTATGCCACATCCAGTGGCTCTTGATCATCAATTCACTGGTGAAATAACTGGTGTTGGAGATTCTCAACGTATCGCTGATCAAAAAGGTGATGCGGCTTACGACACTGCATATGACGATGCGATGGAATACATCGGACCTTCTTTTGACGAATCTGTCGAACTTGATGAAGCAGAAGACCTACAGGAATTATCTATTTCAACACTCAAAAGCTACATTCAAAAGAAAGTCGGTAAAAATGCTCGTGCTAGTGAAGGTTTAAAAGCTTACTACGCCCTTACCAAAGTACCAGCATTTAATAATCTTGGTAAAGCCGACAAAGAATCCGCGATGAAGTTGATTAAAGACCAAGAAGCTCTAGTAAAGAAATCTGAAAAGGGTATCAACATAGCTAAATTAAAAGCTACGGCAAAGGCTGATAAATTAGGTGTGGATATGGTTTTTGGCAAAGATGGCAAAGCAATGGGTAAATCAAAGATGCGAGAACAAGCAGATCAAGCTATTGCGAATAGACTTGAAGAAAAGGCTGTAGAAAGAAAAGACTATAACCCATACGCGAAATCTACAAAGAGAGCAGTTCAACATGCTAATGCAAACAAAGAAATCGCTAAAGCTAGAAACGATGCTGTCAAAGTTGGAAGAGAAGTTCCTACAAGAAGAGAATTAGAAAATCAGAGAGACAAAAAATGAAAAAGACTTTCCAACAAATGAGAGAAAGCCTACTTCTTGGCGAAGCCGTAATGGATCAAAAGACGTGGGATAAAACCAAAAAAGGTGATAAGCTGACTATTGGTTTTGACTCTGGTATCAAAAAAGGCAACAAAGTTACTTTTGTTGTGGGTACTAAAAACATTGTAGGGAAAGCTAAAGTTGGCAAGATCACAATGAAAAGAGAAGATGGTAAGGGCGGTAAGTTCTTTCTATATAACCGTAATGGAAATATCTCTTTGGCATTGGGTGACATGGCGGCGTCTATGACTAGTATGGTTAAAGAATCTGTAGAAGTAGAACTTGAAGAAGCATCTGCATCTGTTTACAAAGATATGCCAAAGGCACCAGGAAAAATGGTTTCTAATAGAGTACAAGTAAAGGCATTTAAAGATACAAATGCAATGGGTGCGTTCCTTAGTAAACAAAATGACAACTCTTGGCAACAAACTGGTGTTGCTGGTTTGAAATCAGGCAAATACAAAATTGATATGGTAAAAAAAGGTGGCAAGCCATCTAAAAACTTTATCAAGGTAAACGAAGAAGTAGAACTTGATGAAGGTGCGAAAACTCATTTTGTTTTTCAAAAAGGTGTAGCTGAATCTAAGTCTAAAGTCCACGTAGGAACAGAACAATCTTGCAAAGATTGGATTAAAAAGAACTCTAAACATTTTATCCATAAAGGTAAAGATTTTGTTATTTTCAAAGGTACGTATGGAAAAGTAAAAAATAAAGATCGGGTAGATTTCAAGTATGTAGCTGAAACCGTAGAACTTGATGAACGCAACTATGCTAAAGAGTATGCTAATTACCATAGCAGACCAGAGCAAATTGCAAACCGTTCTTCAAGAAACCAAGCACGTAGAATTATGGCTAAAGATAATGACGTTGAAGGTATGGATGTTGGACATAAAGACAACAACCCACTGAACAACGATCCTAAAAATCTACAAGTAGAAGACCCAAGTGATAATCGTCGTGAGCCACGTATGCGTAACGAAGGTACTTGGGCAACTCCTGACACTCCTAAGAAAAAAATGACATTGAAGAAAATATTATCTAAGCCACTTAAAGCAAAAGATGCTGAAAAAGCTATGTATAGCATTATTGGGGATGATGAACTTTTTGATGCGTTTGATGAAGCTAAGCCAAATGAAGATGTTCGTTCACTCATTAAATCGCGCATGAAAGAAATGGGAATTAAAGAAGACTTGGATGAAGGTAAGCAAGCCAAATACCCTCTTTACCACAAAGATTTCTCAGGTGCTATGAAAACAGCATATGATCACGCTAAGAAAAATCTTGGTGTAATTGTTGACCCATCAGAGATTGATGATAAGGTTGCAATGGGTCCTAGAAAGCCAAGCACAGGTAAGACAAACTCTTATCGCTTGACAGACAAAAGTGGCAAGAAAGCTATTCAAGTACAAGTATACAACACTGGCAAAAGCTATGAGTTGAACATGTACAAAGAAGACTTAGACTTTGTATATGAAGCAGTTGTTACATATGAAGATGATTATGATACTATTGTCAATATAACAATAGAAAAAGATAAGTTTATGTACGCTATGGGTAGAGATAAGCCACAAGATATCGCCAAAAGATACCCTTGGAAAAACAGTGCTAACTTAATTCTTGAGCCAACGATGTATAAAAGATCAAGGTCTTGGGACGATGTACACCAATATCTATTGAGATTCTTAGGTAATAAAAGAGGTATGGATAGCGCCATTCGTCAAGTATTCAGCCACAATGATGCGCCTATCATTTACAAAGAAGAAGTAGAACTTGATCTAGCAGAAGGGTTTTCACCTGCACAAATAGACAAGCTTAGAAAGCAGTATAAATCATTACCAGATCGTCTGTCAACAGACCAAGCAATGAAACTGGGTAAAGTCCTCAAAGGTATGCCTAAAGATCAGTTAATAGCAATTGCTCGTGCTGACATTAAATGGCTTTCCTCAAGTGCAGTTACTAACTTGATTATACAGGGTGTCAAAGCATCTGAAATCAATGAAGAAGTTCAACTTGATGAAGCGTTTAAAGCTGGTGGACTTAAGTTAAAAGATGGCAAACAAGTATTAGTCAAAAAAGATGATGCAATGATGCTGAATGATTTGATGAAACAACTTAGTAAGCCAAACGTCAAGAAAATGACAGATACATTAATGAAAAACAAAAAGGGTTATGCAGAAATCCTTGGTTTTGCAAAAGATAGTCACGAATAATGGCTTGGGTGGATGTTCCAGGGTCAAATGCTATTTGGCAATATGACAATGCGGCAACTGCGGCTGATACATATGCTGATGCTAATGGAACAACCGCTGCTGGTGTAAGAACATTTACCCCACCTAACGGGGGAAGCGCACAGGCGACTTATGTTAAAGTGCGTAAGAAGGGTGAGACTACTGAGCGTGGTGAATTAAGTAAAACATATTATGATGCAAGAATATAAAAAATACATAAATACAATATAAATAAGTGTTTAAAGGAATAGAAATATGAGACTGATTACAGAAGTAGTAGAGGATTGCAACGTAGCAACTGAAATTAACGAAGAAACAGGAAAGAAATCCTATTTCGTCGAAGGTATCTTCATGCAAGGCGATATTAAAAACCGTAATGGTCGAATCTACCCTGCACAGATACTTGAAAATGAAATGGTACGTTATAATAAAGACTTTATCACTACAAAACGTGCTTTAGGAGAACTAGGTCATCCAGATGGTCCGACTATCAATGGTGATCGTGTTTCTCATTTAATTACCGACATGAAACGTGAAGGTTCAAACTTTATTGGTAAGGCTAAAATTCTTGGTACTCCAATGGGCGAGATCGTAAAAACGTTCATGGATGAGGGGGTTACTATTGGTGTGTCCACTCGTGGTTTAGGTTCAGTGAAACCAACAAAAGATGGTATTATGGAAGTTCAAAATGACTTTCACTTAGCCACTGTTGATATTGTAACTGACCCATCAGGTCCGAATTGTTTTGTTAATGGTATCATGGAAAATGCTGAATATTATTTCGACATTGGTTCTGGCAATTGGATTGCTCAAGAGCCTATCGAACAAGTGATCGAAGAAATACAAGAAGTTGTGGAGAAAGAAGTAAAGCGTATCGTTCGTCGTGTAGACGAAGCAACAGCACATAGACTGTTTGAGCGTTTTATAAAGTCTCTTAAGAATTGAAAAGTAACAAAATTATAAATAATACTAATATAAGTATCCAAATAAAGGAGTAGAACATATGTCAAACGACCTAGAAGAAAAGTTCGTCGAGAAATCGGGTGGCGGCGATGTTCCTGCGGGAGAAGTGCAGGACACAGCGACACCAGAAGGCGGCGCAATTAAAAAGAAGAAGGCTGACGTAGCTAAGAAAGTCGATCCAAAGGCTGACAAAGTTGCACCAGCACCTATGCAAGCAGAAGAAGCAGAAGCAGAAGTTGAAGCTGAAGTTGTTGCAGAAGAAGTTATCGAATTTGATGAGTCAATTGCGAATATGTTCGAAGGCATGGATTTGTCTGAAGAATTTACAAACAAAGTGACTGTCGTATTTGAAGCGGCTGTAAATGAAGCATCTATCAAAAGATCAGACGCTATCATCGCAGAGAAAACAGAAGCACTTGCAGTATCAATGCAAGAGGCGGCTGATGCTTCTATCGATAACGTTGTAGAAAATCTTGATTCGTATCTTGACTACGTTGTAGAAGAGTGGATGACAGAAAACAGTTTAGCTATTGAAGCTGGAATTAAAGTGGAAATGGCTGAGTCGTTAATGGATGGACTAAAAGGCTTATTCGTAGAGCATAACATCGAAATCAATGAAGACACTGTTGATGTAGTTGCTGGCTTAGAAGAAGAAGTTGAAGGTCTTAAAGCAGACGCAAATAAAGCAATCACTGAAAACGTAACTCTTGCAAAAGAGATCGCTTCATTGAAAGCAGATGCGGCTTTTGAAGAAATGACCGAAGGACTTACACTTACACAAGTTGAGCGCCTAAAGGTTCTTTCAGAAAAATTAGCTTTCGATGATATCGAAGCTTACAAATCTGATCTTACAACACTTAAAGAGTCTTTCTTTGCAAAGAGCAAGCCTTTGGTAGAAGAAGTGACAGATGAAGAAGAAATCATTGTTGAAGATACAGACGTTAAACAGCCAGTATCAGAATACAGTAACATCAACGCACTTCTTGAGGGCTTCAGCAGAATGCCATCAAAATCTTAACCCCAGATGAAAATCTAATTATTATAAATATACTCAGACAATACAAACAAGGAGATAGAATCACATGACTCAGTCAAACTATCAGCAACTGGTAGAAAAATGGGGTCCAATTTTGGAACACACATCTTTCGCACCAATTCAAGACAACCACAAGAAATCTGTCACAGCGACAATTCTTGAAAACACAGAGAAAGCTCTCATGGAATCAGGCGACACGTCTGCTAACATGTCAGGTTTCTTAGCAGAAACTGCGGCTAACGATGCAGGTACAGGCGGCTTCGGCGGCGGTTCTACAGCGGCTGGTCCAACAGCAGGTTATGACCCTGTATTAATTTCACTAGTACGTCGTGCGATGCCAAACCTAATCGCATATGACATTGCTGGTGTTCAGCCAATGACAGGTCCAACAGGCTTGATCTTTGCGATGCGTTCAAAGTACACATCACAAGCTGGCGACGAAGCGTTCTACGGCGAAGCTGACACAGACTTCTCTGGTGACGGAACACACGCACAAACACTACCACATGCATCACCTACTACAGGTACTGGCATGGGTACAACTGAAGCAGAAGCTTTGGGTGACGGAAACGGCACTAACTTCGCAGAAATGGCTTTCTCAATTGAAAAAGTTACTGTTGCGGCAAAGTCACGCGCTTTGAAAGCAGAGTACACAACTGAACTAGCACAAGACTTGAAAGCTGTTCACGGTTTGGACGCTGAAACAGAATTGGCTAACATTTTGCAGTCTGAAATCCTAGTGGAAATCAACCGCGAATTAGTTCGTACAATTTACACAACAGCTAAACCAGGTGCGGCAGACACTGCGGTACAAGGTACTTTCGATCTTGACGTAGACGCAAATGGTCGTTGGTCAGTTGAGAAGTTCAAAGGTCTTATGTTCCAAATCGAGCAAGAAGCTAACGCTATTGCTAAAGGTACAAGACGTGGTAAAGGTAACATGGTTATCTGTTCATCTGATGTTGCTTCTGTACTTCAAATGGCAGGTGTACTAGATTACA